CTCTATATTCTTTTGTAAGTATTTTTATAAACATGCTACACCTCGTGATTTTTCTCACTACAAGTATAGCATAATTATCGTTTTTAAACTATCTTTTTGTAATATTTTTCTCACTACTCTTAAGTTAATGACATTGTCTGAATATAGGCCTTTGTTTTATCGTCTAAGTCATCAAGCGGATCTGCTTCCTGCTCCTTATCTTCAAGGCCAAATTTCTCCAGCAACTCTTTGTACTCTTCACTTGTGATAACACCATCAGCAAGCATCTTCTTTAACTTCTCTAAATTCATAAATTACCCTTTCGAGGCTCACTATTTAAATAAGCCACTTGTATTTGTGGAGTGCAATCTCTTATCCCACCTTGCGGAGTCTTAAAGCATTGCCCACCAATTTATTGCAACAAAAAAGCACCCTAGTTTACACTATGAGTGCCATTTTTTATATTAAGCCTGTAAATACAGTAATCTAAATGTCTCTCTTCCCTTTGGTGTTATAAGTGTCTGTGTCCCACACCACTGTGTTTTTTCATTGAAACATTCTTTTACCTCAAACAGTCCTTTGTTTCTATCCGCATAGGGCATTAACTTACCTCTTTTATCTCTGTAAACATACTTCTTTTCAAGCAGAAAGTTTACGAAGTCTTTTTGTTTGGCGTTCATCTGTTTTGCCGTCTCTCTGAAATTAGTAAGTAGATTTCGATCAACCAATTCATCAAAATAATCCGCCTTTGGTTGTAATATCTGTTTCTCTACTGTCAGTGCAGAGTTTTCAGCCGCAAGTACACCTATCCTTGCTTCTCTCTCCTCAAGCGTCTTTTGTGCCACCTGTAAAGCTTTTGCCATCAACTCCTCTGGACTCATTTCAGACTGTCCATTTATATAACCGCCATGCTTTCTGATTGATGGAAGAACTTCGGATGTAACCCATTTTTTAAAAGCTTTAGCACTTGGTAACTTGCTTGATAAGATAAGAGAATATAGACCACTTTCGTTGATGAGCCATCCGCCTCTCTGTCCTAAGTCTATTTTAACACTCGATAGCATTTTACTATTGAGTTTTTCATCGTCATCTACATGGTCTTGTATAGCTTCATTCGGATTCGTATACCCCAAAATCTCTGCCACATCTTTACCCACAAACCAAGATTCACCGCCAATCTCTACAGTTCTAACCTCTCCAAACTCCTCATTTTTGAAAATCTGTAACTCACCCATTACTTTCTGCTCCTTTCTCTTCTAATTCCATTTATTGCTCCAAGATTGAATATATCTACAGCAAAACTTATTAAATCAAAGTTACCCTTGTAAGCGCTTATAACATCTTCTATCTGGTTTCTCGCCTCATCATCTACCCAGTATTGGTATCCCAGCAGTTTCATTGTATTGTTTGCCTTATATTTTGACATAAAAAATACCTCCATTTTTTGGTTGCCCAAAATAGAGGTACAGTGCTATAATATTTATACCTCTTATTCGGGGGCGGAGTTTCATTTGTGCTTGGTCGTGCGTGTGAAACTCCTTATTTAATTTCTACCAACTTTTTAATTCCTCTGCTTATTGCTTCTGTCTTGTTAACTTTTTCCTTTTCGCAATAACTTTCCAATATAGCTTTATCCTCATCACTAATACGAATACTAAGCTTATTAGGTCTTGGGTTATTTGTTGGTCTGCCTGTCCGTGGACTCATTTCATCACCTCACTTCTGTCTGGCATAAATAAATTATAATATATGTCTGGCAAAAGTCAAGTACTTTTTAATAAAAAAGCACCCTAGTTTAGGTGCTTAAAAATTACTGTTCATCGATACTGCTCGCTAGTTCTTGCAACTCATTCCAAATTTCCTTATCCAAATCTCTTAATAGTTCTTGGTTTGTGTCAAGCCCGGGCTTCCAAATTCCATCGTCCTTTGCTTTTTGAATTATTCTCTCTGCTTTTCTATTTCTCTTTGCAATAATCTTCCTTGCTTCCTCATCTGCTTCTTTTTTTGTCACTGTTCCCACCTCCGGTAGCCAAAGCCTTCTGATTTTGCTTTTTCTATTACACAGGCATGCCTAAAAGCATAGAAGTCTCTCCAATCTTCCGGTGTTTGGTCAATATAAGAACTTCTAGACATTTCATAAACATACTTCTCATCAATACCCCTTAGGACATTCAACTTATAGTCATTAAATAAAACTATATCACTATCGCTAAATGAATATTCATTTCTTGAATCTGGCGGATGATTGTGAGTCATATATGCACCTATAAGCTTATCCCCTAGATCCACTTCCGGATATACCCCATCCAAGTCACCAAAACATCTTATCACATCCCCATCAAGTGTAACAACAATAGCATTTTCTATAGGTTCTTTTCTGATTATTTTCTCATATTTTTTAAGAGTTTTCAACACTTCTTTTTCGCTGAGATTGATGTGTTCTAGAAATTCTGGAGGCTTATGACCTTTATCTATCGAAATACCAGCATGTAGACCCCGAATTTTCCTCACCTCATAGCTTACAAAGCACCTACAGTTTATATCTTCACCTGCAACTCCACTCATCCCGGGACTCATTGTAGTAGCTCCTGAAGGAAGGGTAAATGGCTCATTGACAGGTACGCTCTGACCTTCCATCTTCACATGGTTATATTTACCGTTACCGATAGAGTATTTCCAACCTTTTTTGGTCTTTCTTGATACATTGGGTCTCACTCGTTCATCTTTCATGGTATGCCAAGTCTTTACCATAACAAAGCCTTCAGGTTCTAATCTACTGTGTAGTTCTTTAGCCGCATCCTGATTGCCTTGTTCCCTTACCCTATGAGCTTCAGTCCTGACAATCCTTATAGACTTGGCATAGCTTCCGCCTGTACCGTCATCACCTATCAAGGCCTTTTGTACTCTCTTGGCCATAGTGTCATACCTGTCACCTACCGAAAGACCTATGCCCACGGCCTGTTGTATACCATAAATTATATTTGCTCTATTCTTCTCCAGTTGTGCCGATAAAGTAAGTCCGTGTACAGGATTATTTACTGCGGCTCTTAGAGCTTGCGGCTTCGCTGATTGGACCTGCGCAAAAGTTGTGACCAAATCCTTATCATCTACAGCCTTATCAACAGCCTGCACCATGCCGCTATACGCATTTGAATAAGTCTGTTCTACCAACTCGGTTATAAGCTTTTTCTCTGCCTGAGTAACATCATTCATCTTTGAGGCTACTTCCTGTAGCAGTCTTGCATCCAACGCATCTTTATGAAGTCTTGCATATGTCAAAAGCCCGTTCTCATCAGAGTACTTTGCATATACCGTGCCAAGATGTGACTGCAAGTCCTTTATAAGCCTCTTATACAGTTTCTTTAGTTGATTAACCGCCTTTTCTTCCCTGTGTTCCTCAATACGTCTCACAGTATGAAGAAACTTATCAAGATTCGTCGTCTCCATTATCGTCCTCTAAGTCATCTGCATTCTCATCCTTATCATCATCAGGAGTGAACATATCCACCGCATCCTGCTTCTTTTTTTCTTTAAGTTCCATCAGATAATCAATATCATCTACAAAGCTTAGGTAATTATAAGCAATCTCATCAGGCACACCTGCATTAATTAGAGCCTGTACTGCATTAGCTTCACTTGCAACATCAACAGGGAAGTTTCTCTTATATTCTGAATAGCACTGTAAATAATCAAATGCTATTCCTCTCTTGTTAAATGCCGAACCTATCACCTTAAACATATAAGTGTCGGCTCCACTTATCTTGGCTTCAAATGCACCGCACTTTGCTTCAAATGCAGTAAGCTTGAATTTTAGCGATATTCCGGAAGCACTTCCAAAACTCTGGTCATTAAGATTAGGAGTCTTTGAAAACCTGTATATATTCCTCTCAAGCCTGTCCAAATGATGTTCGTTAAATCCGTCATTTATATCTTTAGTAAGATAATAAACGCTGTGTGCACTACCCTGAAGTACAGGCGGAATAAGAATGGATCCGCTTACTTTAGATTTTATAATCTCCTCATCCGATATATCCACTCCGTCAAATACTTGCTGCGCCTGTGTATTGCCTTCCGCGTCATTTGCATTGTCCGATACTGTCTGATCATACTCGTCAATAAGAGTAAGTACCCTTTCGGCACTGCTCATCATCTCACCGTTAAGCGGTATCAGCTGAAGTGGACAATAATCAAATAGATGAGCTTCCGCCTTTATAAACTGAAAAGCTCCCGGTGTTCCCTCAAAATAATAAATACTTTTAGCATCATAACCTTCAGCTTTCCATTTCTCGACCCCGTCTATATCTGTATAACTGTAATACCTTACCGCATAACTTGGGCTTTGCACCTTGTCCTTACTCACCACAAAACACTCAAAAGGCGGTACAACCATGCAAGACTCTTCACCATCTTTGTTGATATAAAAAAGGCGACCCGCATATCCGCACACCGACGCATACTTGGTCACCTCTTGATTTAGGTCATAAAAATTATTGCTTGTTATAAAATCGGTTAAGCACTTTTGAGCTTCACTAACGCCGTCCTCTCCACCTGTTTCTTCCAGTGAATCATTATCTGTGGCATAACTATATGCGGCCGCCTTTCCGGCAAAATATCCAATCATAACATCATTTATCTCGCCAAAGAAATCATGGTTAAGTCTGTTGTTTAGCTGTTTTCCGCCTAATGCTTCCAAATCCTTATCTATGAACCTTGGCTCCCGCCCAAATATAGGCACTTTGTCTTCATAGCACTTATATCTCTCGTACAAGTTCTTTGTATGCAAGCGATTTGTTGCATGCCTTGCCGTAAGTTTGCTGATAAGCTCCTCTGTTATTCCGTCCCTGTCAAGTGCCTCTATAAACCCTGTGAAATCAGGATAGTCCTCATTTCTTTTCATTTTTTACCTCCTTCCTGTTTTTTAGTTTTATATCATAAAATACTTTACCGTTCGGCAATATTGTAAGTCCGCATTTATAGCAAACTCGTACATCTCCGTGTGTGACAAAACAATGGTGGCACATTAAAGCCTCCTTCCCGCAACTGCCTTACTCTTAAATGAAAGTGGCTCTAATGCATAGCGCATAGCATCCATCAGATGATTAAAATCATCAATAGGCACATTTATCTTCTCACCCGTTTTCTTATCGGTGCCCCAAGTGTAGTTGCTTATTTCAGTTATAAAATTCACACATTTAGGATGAATAATGATGTGGTACCCCTGGATAAAGTCAATGCCGTTTCTAATACTGTCGGGACCTTTTATAGCAGGAGTTACCCTCTGTAAACCTAATTGCCTTAATCTGTCATTACTCTTAGGCTCTGATGCATCTGCTCTTATATGCTCCTTGGTGTATCCCATTTTTATAACCTCATCCGCTATAGCCTCATTGCTCATGCCCTTCTTATACATCTCATCAAATACCCATATTGTCTTGCTTTTTGTATCTACAAGGCCACAAAACAAAGCACTGGGGTCATTTGTATAACCGAAGTCAAGCCCGAATACCGACTGTATTGTTGATATCTTTTTTATCTCGTTTATATCAAAGGCTTTCTCTTCCCAATTTTCGTATACAAGTCCATCTACAATTCCCCATTCTCCTAGGCCTGCAACCTGATACCTTCGTGGGTTATTCTTCTTCATTGACTCAAATACTTTTAAGTCAGCTTTATCAAGCCACTCATTGCAAAGATAATTTGTAGTCATTGCTAAAACTTCATCATCAGGAGTATCAAAGAACCTTTTCTTTATCCAGTGATGCTCATTCCAAGGGTTGAGTGTTATTGTAATCTGCTTAAACAACTTTACATCATCAGGAATAGCACCTCTTATCGACTCATCAAGCATATTAAAATCATTCTCATTTGATATCTCATACGCCTCCTCCAACCACATCCAACAAAGATACCCTTGCTCTACTGTGATTGACGTAATCTTAAGCGGATCATCAAGGCCTCTGAAATATATCTTCTGCCCTGTAGGGATATATGTCATTTCAAGTGGCGATTCTTTCTCTTCCCAGTGATTTTTAACTTTCAGCCTTCTTATTGCCCATTTAAGTTCTGTAAAGCAACTATCTTTTAATGTCCTGAATACCTTACGGACCACAAGCAAATTGGACTGCGGATACTTCATGATTGCCCATATATACCATAGAGCCGTTGTCTTAGATTTCTTACTAGCACGACTACCCTTGCAAACTCTGTATCTGCCTTTGTATCGCCAATATGTGCCATATCCTTTACCGACTACCTCAGGTAAATGAATCTTAATAACATCAGTCTTCAAGATCATCACCTCCTGAGATTATTACCGGCACATTGGCAGTAACATCTAACTTATCTTTAAACAGTCCCATACGCTTGCCTAAGAGCTCCGCAGCTTTCAATCGTTCTTTCTCGTCAGGAAGCTTCTGCAACCTTCTTGCTTCGCTACAGCCGTCACCTACTCCTTCAACAACCACAATCTCCGACTGCGTCTCGCCTCTCAGTACTGAAGTTAAGTAAGCAAGTACCTCGTGCTGGTCTGCAATCTTTTTACTTGCCAAATCATCCAATCTGGCATCAATGTAAGTTTTTACGGTAGTATTTTGTAGTAGTTTACTGGCATTTGTATTAGCATACTTTTCACTATACCCAGCTTTTACGGCTGCATCTGTCGCATTTCCACTGATGATATATTCATCAGCAAATCTCTGTTGTTTTAAAGTTAATTTTATATATCATCAGCTCCTTTCCGTGATTTTGAATACAAAAAAGACAGCCATATTAAGCTGTCCCTCTGGAAGAAAATATTTAGTAGTGTATCCTTTAGCTTTTGGGGCAGGTGAAACATCAATAAAAGCCTGCCCCGATATCATACATAAAGGAGGATTATGAAAAAGTATACTTGCTTTAAACTTTTCACGTATACAGTATAGCACTGTCAATATGTGAATTTATATGACTTGTTTTATAATCAGGCACAATATCTTTCGCCGTGTAGCCTGTCAAATTCCTTCAAAGCCTCTCTGTGAAGTATCAGAATCCATCTTGTCCCGTAATTCATTTTGTCCGCTATATCACCAAATTTCAGCCCATTTATGTATCGCATTATCAGTAAACTTCTGTATCTTATGTCCTCTACATCATCTATCTCTTTGCTTATCTTTGCTTGTAACTCCGCATATGCTTTCATCTGCTCGCTGATATCCTTTTTTAAATCTATCATGTGTATGATAATAACAGCATTTTTATCATTGTCATGACTTGCCTCAACTTTGCATTCACTCAAAGTACTACTCACCTTTTTTGACATTGTGTCAAGCCTTTCGCACTCTAATCGCTTTGCTTCAATAAGCCTTTCAAGATTTAATAGCTGACTTAAATACTCTTTTGCTGTCACCTACTCACCTCCTGTATTTTGCCTCTTCCCTGACTTGCTTTAATCCTTGCTGTCTTCATCAATATCATCATCGCTGCAACCTGTGGTGCTGATATGTGTATATCTAAGAAAGCGCTCCATAGCTTCGCTATAGTATTAAAATTATCTTCCGGTTCTCCGTACTGTAAATTTCTGTCACTGCATACACACTTTTCTGCTTCCGCTAAAATCTCTGTTCTCGTCATTTTTTACACCTCATTTCCCCAACAATCCCAACCGGCTCTTTCATTTCTTGCATATAGTTCAAGTCTGTTTGCTTGAGGATATAGACTTTCTATTATTTCATATGCAATTAGTGGTTTCTTACTATGCTTAGTGACCTTTTCTCTAAATACAGAATGGTACTTGCCTCTACAGTCTTTAGCAACAGGCGTAAATTTACCTTTATACATATACAGTAAATACTCATGACCATATCGTATAGTAAATGCTGCTGGTATCCCGGTAATTTTGTCCCAAATCATTCGGGCATGTAGTTTATAACCTAATTCCTTTGCAAGCTCTTCTGCCTCATGCAAATACTTCTCAATTGTCCATAAAAACAATATACTATTATCATTACTCAATCCTGTAGCTATTGCTAAATGCTCTTTTATTTCAGCAAGTGATAACACATTATAATCAAGAGATGTACCACTTGTATTTGGTCTAACTTTCTTTTTCCCACCTTTTGATTGTCTCCATGGTGGATCAGCATAAATCACTTTATATTTCTTACCTGTATTAAAAATATCTACTTTCATTGATATAAGGAGCCGGATATCCCTTAGTGCCGGCAGGCTCGACTCCTTTCTTTTTTACTTTTCTTTACAATCAATTTGATTTTTACTAGACTCTAT